CACAGCCAGCAACTTCGTAGCCACGATGCCCGCAGGCACTGGCACAGTTGCGGTTCAAGGCGTCAGCAGTAACATCGTTTCGGGTACCGTTGTCACAGTTTCTGGAACTTCGGTGGATTTCACGGGCATCCCATCGTGGGTGCGCCGGATCACTGTGATGTTCAGTGGTGTGAGTACAAACGGTACTTCTTTATTTTTGGTACAGCTTGGCGATGCTGGTGGTGTTGAAAACACAGGTTACGCGGGGGCCAACTACCGAGGCGGTGAAGCAGGGACAGCGGTGACAGTATGGTCTGCTGGTGCAACTGTGAACGGGCGAACGGCAGCCGCCAACGTCTACAACGCATCTATCCAATGTTGTTTGGTAACTGGCTCAACGTGGCTTATTTCTGGCGTTTCTGGGTCAACAACCTCAGCTACAGACGGGACTTGGTTTGCTGGAGCTAAAACCCTCTCGGGCACTCTTGACCGAGTTCGCATCACCACAGTCAACGGCACAGACACCTTCGACGCCGGTTCCATCAACATTTTGTACGAGTAAACCATGCCAACCAAAATTGACGGAAACAACGGTGTCCTGCAGTCGTATGACTTCCAAGTCCTGACCACGGGCTTCTCGTACACCTTCGCCACGGGCATCACAACCCTGATTGCAGCCCCAGCCGGTACGCTGGCAGCGGGCACGATCACGATGCCCGGCTCCCCTGCTGACGGCATGGTGATCACCATCACCACGACCCAAGAGATCACGGCACTCACGATTGCCGGTAACTCGGGTCAAAGCATTGGTGGTACCCAGGTCTCGCTGATGGCGGCCAACAGCTCCATGAGCTTCGTGTACCGTCAGTCCAACACCACTTGGTACAACAACAGCGGTCCAGCACTGGGCAACGTGGGCACGGCTCCCGTGTACGCTGCTCGTGCGTGGGTCAACTTCAACGGTACGGGTACCGTGGCGATCCGTGCCAGTGGTAACGTGACTTCGATTACGGACAACGGCACGGGTGACTACACGGCCAACTTCACCACGGCGATGCCTGATGTAAGTTATTCGGCGGCTGTTTCTGGAAATGGGTCACAAAACTTCATAGGTTCTTTAACCACAGGTGCGGTTAACGCAGTCACGACAAATTCTGCGGGGTCACTCGTTGACTCTTCGATAGTTTGCGTCTCCGTCTTCCGCTAATTAGGAGCCATAAACCATGCCAATCACAATCAACGGTTCAGGCACCATCACTGGCGCATCGACGCTGGCTACCACGGTTGCCAGCCCCACGCTGACCACGCCCAACATCAACTCGGCTCAATTTGCCACGGTGACGGGTACAGCGCCCATCTACCCCTGTCGCGCTTGGGTCAACTTCAACGGCACTGGCACTGTGGCGATTCGTGCCAGTGGGAACGTCACCAGCATCACGGATAACGGTACAGGCGACTACACGGTGAACTTCACCACAGCGATGCCTGATGTGAACTATTCGACGCTTGCGGCGGCCTCAACCATAGGTTCAAGCACCTCTGTTGATACATGGGTAAACGGGTACGTTTTTACAACAACGTCTGTTCGGATTGCAGTAGAGAATAATTCAAGCGTATCTATTGATAGAGACCATGTTTCAGTCGCCATCTTCCGCTAACCCAAAGGAACCCAAATGAACCAACGAATCATTTACCCAACTGACGATGGCGGCGTGGCTGTCATCGTGCCCGCAGCCGAGTGTGGTCTGAGCATCGAGGCAATCGCTGCCAAAGATGTGCCCGCTGGCAAGCCTTTCAAAATCGTGGATGTGTCCGACATCCCCGCAGACCGCACATTCCGTGCAGCATGGGAGTACGCAGAATGATCTCGATCAACCTTGACAAAGCCAAAGCCGTTGCCCACGATGCCCGCCGTGCTGCCCGTGCAGCCGAGTTCGCGCCTCTGGACGTAAAGGCCACAATCCCTTCGGAAGCCACCGCTGCAGAATCTGCTCGCCAAGCCGTGCGTGAGAAGTACGCTGTCATGCAGACCGCCATCGACGCTGCTGCTGACGTGGACGCCATCAAAGCTGCCATGCCATCGTGAGGTGTTGAATGGAACCCGGCGAAATCGACCCCGTTAAGTACGGTGTCCTGTGGGAGCGCGTGACCCAGATGGACAAAAAGATCGACAAGATGGAAGGTCAGATCGAAGAGCTGCTGGAGCTTGCCAACAAGGGCAAGGGCGGCTTTTGGATGGGCATGACCATCGCGTCGTCGGTCGGTGCTGTTGTCGCTTGGTTCGCTGGTCACTTGCGGGGATAACCCATGCTCGCAGAATTGGCAGTCGCAAACGCAGCGTTTGCTGTGATCAAAGAAGCGGTTGCCAACTCGGGTGACATCATGGCGGCCGGTGAGTCGCTGTTCAAATACTTCGACACCAAGGCCGAGATCCAAAAGAAGGCCAACGCCAAAGGCGGCTCCGACCGGGGTGACCTTGAAGAGTTCATGGCGCTGGAGAAGCTCAAGAAGCAAGAAGAAGAGCTTCGAGAGATGATGATCTACCAGGGTCGCGCTGGGCTGTGGACTGACTGGCTCAAGTTCCAGTTGGAGGCCAAGAAGAAGCGTGAAGCTGCCGAACGTGAGCGCGTCCTGCGCAAGCAACGCATCATCGGCCGCATCAAAGACGGCTTCATGATCCTGCTCATCGTGATGCTGCTGGGTGGCATCGGATTGATCATCGGCTTTGCGATCTGGATGTCACGAGATGTTTAATTTTTCAGAAAGGTACTGACCATGTTGTCCCTCATCTCCACCCTTGGCGGCTTGCTGCTGTCGTTCCTACCCAAGCTGCTGGAATACTTCCAGACCAAATCGGACCAGAAGCACGAGCTGGCCTTGGCTAAAGAACAAACGCTGCGTGACCTCCAGATGGCCCAAGCTGGCTTTGCCGCGCAGGCCCGCATCGAAGAGATCCAGACCGAGCAGGTCGCCATGCAGACCCATGCCCAGATGCAGAACGCTGCTCTGGACCACGACAAACAGGTGCTGGCCCGTGCAAGCTCGTGGGCTGTCAACTACACGGCCACCGTGCGCCCCACCGTGACCTACATCCTGATCTTGGAGCTGGTAGCCATCAACGTGTTCTTGGCCTACTACCTGTGGACGCACCCCGGCATCGTCACCAACTTCGCTGACCTGATGACCTACATCGACATGATCTTCTCCCAAGACGAGATGGCCATGCTCGGCGGCATCATCGGTTTCTGGTTCGGTAGCCGCTCTGTGGGTCAGAAACAATGAAACTCAGCAAAGCAGGTGTCGATCTGATGCACCGCTTTGAGGGGTGCAGGAACAAGCCCTACCTGTGCCCCGCGCACATTTGGACTATTGGCTACGGCCATGTGTTGTATCAAGAGCAGATCCGCTTGCCCGTGGCGCGTGTGGAGGGCAAGCCCCCAGCGCCCATGATCCGCAGAGAGATGCCGTTGAAGCCGGAACACAGCCGGGTTTGGAGCAAAGATGAAATCGAGTCGCTATTCGCAAAAGATGTCGCTCATTTTGAACGTGGTGTTCTTCGACTTGCTCCTGCTCTTGCTGACCGTCAAGGCGCATTCGACGCTTGCGTCAGTTTCGCCTACAACGCAGGTCTGGGGAATTTCCAGCGCTCTCAAATCCGTATGCGAATCAATCGTGGAGACTGGGAAGGTGCTGCTGAACAGTTTATGACGTGGGTCAAGGGTGGTGGCAAAGTGCTACCCGGACTCGTCAAGCGCCGGGTAGCAGAGAAGGCACTGTTCCTGAGTTAAACGCACCCGCTTAAATCGGGTGCCTTGTAGTTCGGCCCCTTGAGGATCTTCCCGCCTTGGTCAAAGTACGGGTTCCCATTGCTGTCAAATTTGGACCAGTTGCTGGTGTTCACAATCTCCACGGCTTGCACAATGTCGGTGTTGGCACAGTGCCCCACGCCCACAGCAGTCACGATCTGGTCGGCCAAAGCATCGAGCAAGCCTTCGGTGTCTGCAATCTGCGCGGTGATGCGGCCGGCCTTCAAGCCGTCAGCGAAGTCCTTGACCTGCTGGTGGATCATGCTGTTTTTCCCCGGCATCTCCACACCCGTGCCGTTCTTGTAGGTGAAGCGCAGGCACTCGATCATCTCCACGATTTCTTCCAGATGGCAACCAAGCTGTGTGTTGAAGTCTTTGTCTCTTGGATTTGACCGTGCGCGTTTGTGCCACAAGGCGATGCTCTCGATGCTCATTTGATTTTCCGTTTCTTGGTTGGGTCGTTGACTCTTGCAGCGGCCTTGATGCCACTGCGCTGGTTCTTGATTGCAAGTGCTTGCTCTTTGCGGTACGCCTCGGATCTGCCGAATGGCGAACCCTCACGTATGTTAAATGCTGTTGGCAGGGGCCAAAGGGTTTCGTCGAGTTTCATTGTGTCGCTACCTCCATAAAAATTTCTTGGCGCATGGCGTTAGCCTGGGCGATGTACTGTGTGCCCACGATGCGGTTGAGTTCTTCACCACACTCCACGGCGCGATCAATCGCCACCGTCTGAGCCGTGTCCCACTTGTCGCTGATCAAAAGCTGCTGGCAGGCAGACAAGCCCCCGCGCAGCACCCGCACCCGGGCATCGTCACCACCGATCTTGGGGTCAAGTTCAGCGGCCACGCCCAGCGTTGCCAGCATCAGGCTGATGTCGTCGAGTCGGTCAGCACACGGCTCACCATCACTGCTGATGTACATCCACAGCTTGAACGTGAGCATGGCGTCACTGAGTTTCTTGCGGGCCACGGCCCGTGCGATGGGGTTCTTGGCCGTCTTGGCGTCCACGATTCGTACTCTCATGTCAGTGTCCTTTCGATTGGCGGTACTGTTTGACTGCGTTGCGCAGACCAGCTTGGGTCGTGGCCTTCTCGTCAAGGGCCAGCGCCTGCGCTTGGTCAAGTGTGTCTTGCATCAGGATGCGGTGGCACATGACCGGGGCACCCTGACCTTGGCGGCGCACTCGGGCGTTGAACTGCTCGTACAGGTCCAGCGACCAGTTCAGGCCGTACCACACGAGGATGTGGCCGTTCTTCTGCAAGCCGTCGATACCGTGGCCCATGCTGGCCGGGTGGCCGATCATCAGCGCACAGTCGCCAGTCTTCCAGCGGTGCATGGCGTTGGTCAGTGACGCCTCGGTCTTGCACTCGGTCAGGTTGATTGGCCGCAGGTGCTTGAACCTGGTCATGATGCGCTCGGCGTCACTGCGGTACGCATAGGCGCACAGCACCGGTGACCCTTGCGCCTCGTCGATAATGTCCTCCAGCGCGTCGAGCTTCATGTCATGCACCGGCTCCCACAGGGGCATCCCGGCGATGGGGTACATGGCACCGTTGGAGAACTGCAAGCATTTGTTGGTGAGTGCCGCCTGGTTGAACGCCTCGATCTCTTTACCACTGTCGAGCACCATGAAGAACTCTTTCTCCAGCCGGTCGTACTTGGCCCTCAACTCGTCGGGCATCTCGATCTCGATGTTGTTGACGATGAGGTCGGGCAGCGGGTTGTAGTCCTCGGCGCTCATCTCCAGCGTGATGTCACCAATGAGCTTCTTGATCGTGTCCTCGGTGTCCTCGTAGGCCACTTCCTTGTACGGCCCGACCTTCTTGTAGAACCGGGTGCGGAACGCCGTCTTGCTGGTGCCCAGGCGCTCACCCTTGTCCACCACGAGGAATTGACCGTGGAGGTCTTTGTACCCATTGCTGGCCGGTGTGCCGGTGAGGCCCGTGGTCCACTGGAACTGGTCAGCGATCTTGCGGTACGCCTTGACCCGGTTCGTGGCGCTGTTCTTCATCTTGCTGATCTCGTCCCAGATAATCCCATTGAATGGCATGGGCTTGTCCTTTTTGACGAAGTACGTCTGTAAGGTTTCGGCAAGCCAGCCAAGGTTCTCGTAGTTGATCATGTAGACATCAGCGGGGCGCAGCAGGGCGCGGGTGCGCTGGTCCTTGGTGCCTGCGACCATGCTGAACTTGAGGTGCTTGGTGTGCTCCCACTTCGCAGCTTCCTGACGCCACACGAGTCGGATCACTCGGATCGGAGCCACGATGATCACACCGCGCATGAAGCCGGTGTTGATCAGGTGAGCCAAGGTGGTCAAGGTGATCACGGTCTTGCCCAGACCCATGTCGAGCCACAGCATCGAGTTGGGGTGGGTGCATTGGAAGTTGACCGCCTTCTTTTGGTAGTCGTGCAGCAGGTCAGGTGTCAGCATCCCATCACCATCAAGTCAATCATGTTCTTACCTTCGGTTACGTTATCAATTACAAAGACGTTTACTTTTTGCTGTCGGAGTCTGGTGTGCTCTCGGTCTTGTGCTGCTGTTGGCTTTTGACCTTCACGCTTAAATTCACAGAACCACACACGCCCATCAGGTGCGATGAACATACGATCGGGCACAGCAGCCCGTGCGGGGCTGGTGAACTTGTACGCAAGCACACCCTTTGATTTGGCGTACTCACAGACCTTGGCCTCAATCTGTTTTTCGAGCATTGCGTGTCTCCAACTCGATCAGCAACTCGATGTAGTGCTTTGCTTTCTCAAGGTCAGCGATGCCGTTCTTCTTGCGCCAACGTGAAACGTACTTGATCACGTTGCCCTCAAAGTACCCAATCGCATTGGCGTGGATGAACTCGACTGGCTGGATTGGCAGATCCTTGTAGTGGTTGCCAGCAACTTGCTTGCCCAGTGCGTTGAACGCTTCATCTTCTTCTCGGGTCACTTCAAACTCAGACATAGCTTCTCCACTTCTTGAATGTAGTAGTCAAAATCAACAGGCAGCTTCCCGGCATCTTTGATGTCGTTGCACACCTGCACACCCCACCCAGACTCAACGCCGATCTTGCGCCACTGTCCGGGGTTCTTGGCAAGGGGTGGCATCCATTTGAACAAGCGGCCACCGTCCTTGGCGATGTAGTAGCGAGTCGTGTTCTGCAACTGCGAGGTCACGCCGTCCCGCTCAATAGCGAAGTGGCTGGACCGTGGCACCTTGGCGCGAAGCATGAAGTCCATGATCTCAGGCCACTGCTCCACCGTCTCGCGGATAGGGGCACCCTCGACCAGCACCTTCTCGGCCACCTTGGGGATCACAAGGCCACCAGCGTTCTGGTGCCAGCCCACGTTGTACTCGTAGGCACCCTTGCGCTTGACGGTGCCATCCTCGTACTCAGCCAGGTAACTGTTCACGTCCCTGATCGACATGCGCTTGTACACAGCCTCTTCAAGGTTCAGCCCGGTGCGCTCTTGCCACGCAGCACGGGCCAAGTCCACGAGCATCTTGTGCTGTCGGGGCACACGCACCGTCAGACCGTCGGTGTTGACTTGGATCAGGCGCAGGCCGGGGATCAGCATCAACCCTTCGGCCAGCAGGCACAGCAGCAGTTGGCCGTTGAGCGTGATGGTCATGGTGTACAGCGGGTCGTAGAACACGCTGAACCGGTTGTTGCTGTCACCGTACACACCGTTCAAAGCCAGCTTGAGCATGGCGCTTTCTGCTGACTTCTTGGGGTACTGCTTGCGTTGCTCGAACAGGTGCTTATAGATGCTGACAAACTCTTTGCCGAGATGGGCCGGGTAAAACCCATTCGTGATTGCCAGATTTGGATAGTATGAAGTGACATCCAAGTCCACGATGATGTGCTCACCGTCTGACTCAATGACTTCTGATTCGACGGAGCCGTGGATGCCACCAAGGCCAAAGACAAATGTGAATCCGTTGATTGTTGCTGTGAGGTCATTGAACACCCCCTTGGTTTCTGTGATCGACTGGGCCTTGAGCCAGTCGAGCACTCGGGTGAACTCGGGCTGCTCGAACTCAATCCAAGGCAGGATGGCGTCCTTCAAGTGGATCACTGGGCGCTTGGTCTGTCGAGGGGTGCGACCACTCGGGCCGAAGTCGTAGCAGGACACACCGGCCTCTTCAAGCTTCATGATGAAGTAGTCTTTGCCGATCTTGGTGTCGTTGTGGTTCATGAAGTCCCGGTCGTACTTGCGGGTCAGCTCTTCACGGAAACGGATCATCTCCAAGGTGTGGTGGTAGAACGCCTTGGTTTCACCCACGTCATGGGCGTTGTAGTTCTTGAGCACCGGCACCTGCTGCTGCGTGAGCACGGTGCCCACGGGGAACGGCAGATCCTCGATGTTGTCGCTTCGCATGTTGAACTCCAAGACCTTCAAGCTGGTGGCCCGGGCCTTGTTGTCGAAGTGGTGGATCTTGAACAGGTCGATCTGCTCAACGAACCTGTCCGAAGGGTTGACCGTGTGTGCCCACCTGTTGTCATCGTCTTGCGAGTGGATGATGGACATGGCCTTTTGGTACAGGGTGTTGGCGTCACTGTGACCCATGCGGATCAGGGTGTGCAGTACGGGGTAGTCGAAGCCCAGGTTGTTGAAGCCCACCATGCGGGCGTTCGTGTCCTTGAGGTACTGCAGAAAGGCCACGATCTCTCGGCTGTCGTTGCGCCAGTCACTGATCTCAAACGACCACTTGATCGGTGCGTCAGCGTGTTCCACGGCCAGCGTGAACACGTTGGGGAATGTCTCAATATCGTAGATGTAGTCACGCATTACTGTTACTTGGTAGGTGGGGTGATGCTGCTAGTTCCTCATTTCCATCTTGCGATGTGCTGTCCCACAGCTCCTCATTTAACTTGCAGCCTCGGTATGCAAGCACATCACCCCGATTCGATTACTGCTGACCCATCATGAATGGGGGCAGGCCCATCGCTGGTGCAGGAGCAGCGGCGGGTGCGAACATACCAGCGGGGGCAGCGGCCACAGCACCAAACATGCCCGAGGCGTCCACGGCACCTTCACCGAATGGTGTGTCATCACCGGCGAACTGGACAGCGATCAAGTCGCAGCGGATGCCACGGCCGTGCTTGTTGTCCTGCGGCCAAGGCTTGATGGCAGCGTTCACACGGCAACCACCGTACATCTTGCGGGCCAACTGCTGGTACGCCATCGTGTTGGTCGGGTCGATGGGTGCGCCATCGGCTTGGATCATCTGAGGTGCGGTGTCGCGGCCTGCGGTGATGAACACATGACCGGCGTAGCCATCGTAGGGTTGGAAAGTCTTCTTGTTGACCTTCTCTTCACCACGACCAAAGCAACGAGTCTTGCGATCCTGTTGGATCATGGCCATCACAGCCTGTGCGTGTTCTTTCCACTTCTCAAGTGCCAAGGCACCGTAGCGCTGCATGAACTGCTGGAACCCGGGGTGGTCCTGCGGCATGATGAACTCGCAGTTGTACGAGATGCGTTCCTTGCCGGTCTGCTCGTTTACCTGGCGCTGGGGTTCAGCGAGGTGGGGGAAGGACAGACGGACGTTCGACAAAAAGATGATTTCAGACATTACATTTACTCCAGTTTAAGAAAGCCACGAGGGCAGAGATTCGGCAGCGGGTGCTGCCTCGATTGCGCTGAACATAGGTGCAGCGTTTGTGATGACAGCGGGGCGGCTGTCAGATTCAGGGGCGACGGTCAGCTTGCCAGCCATCTTGACCACGTACTCTTGCTCCATGCGCTTGAGTTGGCGATCAGTCAGTGCCACCTTGGTGCCGTCACGTTTCTCCCACGTCAGCTTCTCAGCCTTGGCGGGTGTCACGAGTTTGGTTTCGTACACGGCAGTCTTGGGGATGCCCATCTTGACCAGCTTCTCGGCCATCTCTTCTTCGGGCAAAGCCCAAGCGCGAGAACCACGGCCGTTGACCAGCTTCAAGCCGGGGATGCTCTGACCGGCTTCAAGGCGGCGCAGTGCTTCCTTCTCGACAGCTTCGAGCAGTTGGCGCATCAAGGGGGCAGCTTCCATGATCTGACGGATCTGGGTGTCGTCCATCGTGGATGGATCTTTATCGGCACTTTGCTGTGCGACATCGAGTGTTTCGGTTACGACAGGCTGGAACATGATTCCGACCTCCTTCATTACGTTGTTTGCCAGTGCAGAGCAGGAACCCTTGGCACGGCAGAATTTACATTGACTGTCACCCGGTACAAGCGGTGCATCTGGTTTGTCAGTTGCGGCAGCTTGAGCAATGATTGTACCCATGCTTCCCAACAGATTACTTACAGGCACCTCGCTGAACGTGATCGGGGCCATGCCCTTGAGCGCCAGCTTGGGTTGGATGATCGTCATGCGAATCGTCTTGAACGGGTACGCACCGTTGACAGGCAGCTTCAACTCAGCCAGCACACCGTAGGCATACTGTTCGAGCTGCATGTTGCCCTCGGCGGTCACGATACCCATGCCGTCCTTGTAGTCGATCAGCTCGATCCAGTCGTCACCGATGATCTGGCAGTCCACCGTGCCCGAGAGGTCATCACGACCCAGCAGGAACTTAGGGTCCACCTTCTGTTCCGAGATGACCTTGAACATGCCGTTCATGGATCGCTCACGGATGTACTCGATGGCAGTCTTGACTCGGGCGGCGCGGTCAGCGTCAACCTTGAAGGTGCCCTCGTGATCGGTAAAGGTTTCCCCCACCTGATCATGCGGATCGGTCAGGCCGGTCTTGATACAGTGCTCCAACAGCGTGTGGCTGTGGGTACCGTCAATCGCGGCTGGACCGCTACCCTCGTCGGGGTACTTGGCTTCCTCTCGAATCGAGCCGGGGCACAAGGCCCAACGGCTACGCTTGGAGGGTGACAGTTGGGCGTGGCCGCTCATTTGAGTGCTTCAACACCAGCGAACAACTGACCATAGTGCTCGGGCTTCACATCGTTGATGTTCTGGTAGCCGAGGTTGGTCAACACACCCTGGATCATGGCACCTTTTTGTGGGCCAAGCGCCTTGTATGCGCCCATCACGTAGTCGATCAGACCCTTGCCGTCGGTGAACGGTGCGCCGCTGGCCACTGGTGCTGGAGCGGGTGCTGTGAAGGCAGGGGGTGCGGGCATGGCGGGGGCTTGTGCAACGGGTGCGGCCACTGGTGCAGGTGCTGCAACGGGTGCCTGTACCACTGGTGCGGGGGCTTGCGCAACGGGTGCTGCTGGAGCTACATTTGCAGACTCCAGTTTGGCAGTCAGGGCAACCACGGCGGCGGTCAGGGCTTCAATTTTGGCTTCGATTGACATAGATTTTCTCCAAAGAGTTACGGATTACGGGAGGCTGGATGGTGATGCGGTCTTCTACAAACGCATCGATGAGTTCACGCAAGACATCGGACGGTGTGCTAAACCTCGATGCCTTCGCATGAAACTTGGCGCGTGTCTTGTCGGTCACCCGGGCCGACAAGTACGCTGATTTGGATTTTGGTGTCATGGCTTTAAAAATTCCGTGATTCAATGTTGTGATTGTGGCACAACTGAGATACACTTGTCAAACAGTTTGAAAAATATTTTTCGGAGCACTTGCATGACGACCAAAGAAAAAGCCCCGGTGGTAAGCCGGGGCCAAGTGGAGACTCACAATGAAACGTCGGCAACTGCGATCACCAACAAGGCGAGTGTATGACAGCAACACATATTGTGCAACAGCACCCTGCATCAGTCGATGCGTACATCAGACACGGCTGGAGCCTTGTGCCCATCCCTGCGAACACCAAGGGGCCGCGCACACCCGGGTGGAACCTCAAAGAGAACGCCCTGAAATCCCAAGGTGATCTACCCCAAGGCTACGGCATCGGCTTGGCCCATGCGTACAGCGGCACGATGGCCTTGGACATCGACAACTGGACCGTGACCACCAGCCTGCTGGCCGAGCATGGCATCGATCTGCAAGCCCTGTACGACGCGCCCGATGCGGTGGTCATCCACTCGGGCAAGGCGGGCCACGGCAAGCTGTTGTACGCCATGCCCTTCGGTGCAGCGCTGCCATCGAAGAAGATCATCCACAACAAGATCACGGCCTACGAGTTGCGCAGCGCCACGGTCAGTGGCCTGACGGTGCAGGACGTGCTGCCCCCGAGCATCCACCCTGAGACACGACAGCCCTACCAGTGGGCTGGCCGTGGGCACTGGACCCGCATGCCCATGATTCCGCAGGCGCTCTTGGACTTGTGGAGCGGCATGCTGTCGCAGGACAAAGAGCGCACCATCGCCACCGATGGATCGGTTGACGCCTCGTGGGAAGAGATCAGGCAGGCACTCGACGCTGTGCCCGCTGACTGCACCCGTGACGAGTGGGTGTCCATCGGCATGGCCCTGCACTGGGCCGGTACCCAGACAGACCAGCTTGAGCAGGCGCTTGGCCTTTGGAACGAGTGGTCGGCACAGTCACAAACCAAGTACCCAGGTGAGCGCGAGATCATCACGCAGTGGGTCAGCTTCAAGCCCGACAAGGCGTCAGCGGTCAAGCTGGGCACCCTGTTCCACATCGCCAAGCAGCACGGCTGGCACAGACCCATGCCCGATGCGTCCGAGTTGTTCAGCAAAATCGAGATCCCGGTCATGCAGCCGCTGGACATGCTCGATGGCCTGCGCCCCAAGCCCCCTGAGATGGACATGTCACTGTGGCCCGGGGTGCTGCGCCAACGCTCGCAAGAGATTTCAGAAAGCGTGGGCTGCGACCCTTTGGTCCCTTTGTTCGCTGGGTTGGCCGCTGTCTGCGGGGTCGTTGACGCCCGCACCCGGCTCGAACTCATGCCCGGGTTTAGGGTGCCACCGGTGCTGTGGCTCATGACCTTGGGTGACCCAGCGGACAAAAAGTCGCCAGGTTCGCGGCCCATGCTCTCCCCGCTCAAGAACATCGAGGCCGAAGACCGGCCACGGTACAACAAAGAATTGCTGGACTGGGAGGGCAAAGAGGCGGCCTACGCTGGTGCCAAGAAGTCGTTCCTTGAGTGGTCGGCCAGCCCCGATGCGCTGCTGGGTGCTGACCAAGCCCCATCGGTGCCCGAGATGCCAGCGCAGCCGGTGCCCCTCAAGATCACCGTGAGTGACGTGACCAGCCAGAAGCTGGTGCGCTTGGCCGCAGACCGTCCCCGTGGCCTGCTGTGCCACCTCGACGAGATGAACAGTTGGGTCAAGAAGCTCACCGACAAGGCCAGTGGCGAAGACCGTTCGGCGTGGGTTGTCAGCTACGAGTCAGAACACTACGAGATGGACCGGGTGGGCGCTGGGTCGATCCACTGCGAGAACCTGGCGATGAGTATCTACGGCAACATCCAGCCGCAGGTGTTCAAACAGAACCTCAAGGCACTGTCGGCCGACGGCCTGCTGCAGCGCTTCATCCCCGCCATTCTGCGCGGGAACAAGACCAAGCTGGGCCACCCCGTGCCCGAGTGCTTCACCAGTGCAGCGGCATGGGAGAACACCTTGCGCCTGACCTACGCCCTGCCACCTCAGTTGTACCACCTGTCTGCTGACGCCTACACCGCCTATCGTGAGTTCCAAACGTGGTACGAGGACGCCAAGCAGGACGAGCGGGTGCTGGACTGTGGCACCGAGTACATGACAGCGTTCGGCAAGCTCGAAGGTCTTGCTGGCCGGTTGATCCTCATGTTCCACATCATCGAGTCACCGTTCGCCCCGAGCGTGTCGGTGGATCTGGTCAACCGGGTGGTGGCCTTGGTGCGCGGGTATGTGATCCCGGCGTATCGGTACGCACTGGGCGAGGTGGGTGGGGTCATCGAGAATGACTTCGAGCAGTGGGTGACGGATCACATTATCCAGATCAGCTCGGACACCACGATGGTTGACCTGCGCACACTCAAGCGCTCGGGTAGGCGTCAGCTTGAGGGTAAGACCGAGTGGCAGAAGGACCAAGCGGTCATGGACGCCATGCTCATGCTGGAGCAGTCGGGCTGGGCGATTCAGATCGAGGGTGAGCTGCACAAGCGCAAGGTCATGTGGGCCATCAACCCGAGTTTGCCCACCATGTTCAAAGACTACCGCGAGATGGTGATCAAGGCCAAGCAGCGCCACGCCGACTACATTTACCGGTACGCCTACGACAAGGGCAAAGAGCGAAAGCTGGTCAAGGGGTATGACCCCGAGAAAATGGACAAATGAGAAAAGCCCGGGTGACCGGGCTTTTTGTTTAGAAGGGTGCTGGTGGCAGCTTCTCACGCTGCTGCCGCTCATAGTCCTTGATCTGTTGGGCGGTCCAAGGTATCGGACCACCTGGTGGAGGGAAGGGCCAAACGGGTGCGGTCATGTGTTTCTTTCGCGTAGTGTGTCTTCAATGGCTCGGTACAAAACCACACCCGAATAAATCGCCATGAGGTCTTGCAGCTCCTCATCCGTCAGCCCCACCCAAGGCTTCGGCGCAACAGGCCACGGCTTACCATCGTGGTAAGTTTTCACGGGGACGGGTTGGGGTGCGGGTGGGGTGGCTTGCTCGGCTTTATCAATCTCTGCACCAATGAAATCAAACAGCGTTTCATACTTGCTGAACCAAATTGTGTCGGCAATTTGCCCTTGCTCATTTGCAGCGATAAGCGTCCCTTGCACAGCCTTCAATGTCGCCAACAGGCTAGGCTCCTGCACAGCTTTGCACTGGTCGCAGTCGTGGTTTACACAGCCGATCTTTGGCCAGTCGTTGTAGCTCAAGCCAATCGTGACGGCATCCTCTGCCATCTTGTGGAGGGCGTCTTGGCTGATGATGGATTGCAGGGCGGCTTCTGCGGCGATCCATTCATCAACACCGACATCTCCTTGGTTGCGCATCACCTCCAGAGCCTGTTTCACTGCGGCCAGTTGTTGTTCGTTCATTTGGTTTTCTCCTCGGTTATGTCTTGAACTTGGGCGTCTCGCCAGTAGCAGCGATCAACATTTTGGCCCATGCCATATGGATGAGCGAGGACTTCGTACCCTTTGGCATGAACCTCGATCTGCAGTACCACCAGCGGTTTGCGGAACCAGCGAGTCTCAACCCTGTGACGTTTGGCTCCGGTCTTTGTGTGGGTCACGCTCATGCTTGTTCTCCTGTTGCTTTGGCTAGGGCGGCGCGGGCTGCATCACATGGAATGCCTTTGCGCTCGGCAACATCGGCCAGCACCTTCAACGCATTAAGCAAATCAGCATTGACACGCAACAAACACTCGTAGTGCGCTGGCCCCCATGTGTGGCATCCGGGGCCGTGTGTGCCGATGCGCTCGGAGCGGTTCTGCTCCCACGTCAGGGCTTTGTTCAGGCGCTCGACCTCGGCTTGCAGGTCACACACATCGCACTTGCCTTTGAGTCGGCCATGCTCACAGTCTCTTGTTGGGTCGTGGTCACTCATTGGAGTAGTACCTTTCATCGCCTTGGCAGTAGTCATCTTCCCGTACCGCCTTTATTGTTTTAGGGTGAAGTTTTGCTCGCTCGTCAGCACGGACAAGGGCTTCAAAGGTTTTGAGTTCGGCTAATGTGAACACGAAGTGACCCGTCTTGGTCACGGTCGCACCACTGGCCATCTCAATCGTGATTCTCATGGCCAAACCCTTTCAATGATTCCAGCAACCATGCCGCCGATGAACGACAGCCCGATATAGACCAGCACCACGATGGCCCACAGCTTCAAGGTCTTGCGCCAGTGCGAGGGTGTCTCTTGGTTGATCATCGGGTAGCTCTGCCGCACCTTGGCTGGCTTGGCGATGCCGAGGTATTCTTCTGCTTGTCTGCGGTTCATGCTCCACTCCTTTGGCAATACTGTTTGAGTTCATGGTCGAAACGCTTTTCGTTGTCGCCGAACCACCAGCGGAAACATTGTTCTGCCGTTGTGCCAAGCGCTTTCTCAGCATCCTCATACCCTTGGTCGTAGGCGTTCTCGACGGTGATCATGTGCAGCACACCGGCCAAGGCCACCGCCAACAGAATCCAAATCTTGTTCATGCCGCACTCCTCAAGATAAGCACCACCACGGCGACGATGCCGATGGCCAGGGCAATCTCGCCCCAGAACTGCACCAAAGGGTGCCGACGTGGGCGTTCAATGGCGTAGGGTGAGAACCCAAACGCCTCCTCGGTGGTGCGCGGGTAGCGGTAGGTGATGGGGTCGTGGCGTTTCATTGCATGGTCCTTTCGATTTCGGATGGGTCAACGTGCATCAGTTCTTGGAGATACACAGCAAACGATGCACGGGTCTGCTGGTCGAGGTTCATGGCGCTCAGTCGGGTGACCAGCTCAGACAGTGCTGAGTTCCACCCGCTGGCAAAAACCCATTTGGCTGCGTCCTTGGGTGAAAGGCCCAAGTCGCCATAGAGTCGGTCGTAGTGTTCGATTGCGTTCATGTTGTGATTGACCTTTTCAAACTCAATTTTTGGACATGACCGATTGATCATTTGAAACCTGATTTTTGGACATGGCCGATTTATTAATCGAATCGGTTGACCTTTTCAAACTCAATTTTTCGACATGACCAATTTCCGGGGTCAACACCCCGAACAGGCTGGGGGCCATCGCTTCAACGATGCCCAGAACTTCAAGCAAGCGAATAGTGGCCGCACCTGGGCCACGTTCCCCGGTTGTCCACTTTTTGAGGGTGAACACGGGCACACCCAGCAAGGCGGCCGCCTGGGCATCATTCAATTTATGCCGGTCTATCAGCGCCAACAAATCAGCGGTAAATTGAGGGTTTTGGGGCGTTTTGGGGGGCTTTTTGTCAGTCATAAGGGGTGGCATGGGGTAAGGTCAAAAAATGCCCCTAGGCTTTATCCTAGGGGCGCGGGTTACTGGGTTATAGGTCTAGGAACTTTTCAATCAAGGGAAGCACGATAGCCGCCCCGATGGCGACAAGAACTGCGGTAATCATTTTTCCCCCAGTGCGTCTCGTATCTTGCGCAGGGCTTTAGACACTGCGCCGGGTTTGTATTCGTTGCTCTTGTCATGGTCTTCCACGAATGGCAGGGCAACATAAAGAGCTTCTCGCAGGGCTTCGGCGCCATTCTCTGCGCCTTCAATGGCGTCAAAAATGACGCTCTTATCATGGTCATTCGATACATCAGGGCACGGGTAATGCCCTGCGAGTCTTTGGAAGCAATCAAGAAAAAATTCTTTGTATTGTTCAGCGCTTCCGTTGTGCTTTTCCCAGTCTTCTAGGGTGTAGGTGTCTTCGATCTTGTCTTCAAGTTCCAAGACTTGCGCTTCAAGTTCAGCAACCCGGGCCAACAGTTCAGCGGTGCGGGTGTCGCCTGCCATGTAGGCGGCTCGTTCTTGGTCTTCGATGGTGTATGCGGTGTTCATGGTTTACCCCTTATTGGTTGATAAATTTACTGATGCCGCACTTAGCGGCGTGGATAGACTTGAAAGACCGGCAATAGAACTTGCTTTGCACCCTTACTTCGGGTCGATCAATGTAGCCATGTATAAAAAAACCCTTGTAGTTGATTGTGAACATGGTTTAGGCTTCCAATAGTTGTTTGATGCGGGCAAGTTCAGCGCGGGCGGTTTTGAGCGCTTCGGCTTCGAGTTCCTGCGCGACTTCGGCCAAATACTTATTGTCGGTTCCATAATTGCAGTCAATACCCCAAAGGCTGGCGGCATGGTCATGCAAATCGATACCCTTAAACGACACGGATAGCACCACGCCACAATAAAACCATTCGTCATTTTCCCAGCGTGTCACGTCTTCGGGCGTGTAGCATTCTGAGTCGCTGGGTTTTGTGTCAAGGTCATAAACGACACGGGCGGTAAAGTCGAACCCTTCGCGGGTCCATTCGATTTGATCCCCTGCGCAAACGTAGGAATCAAACTGGGGGAAAGTTGCTTCTGTGTTCATGGTGCACCCCTTAGAACACGACATAAAGAAAAGTCCCTGGGAGCGGTTCACCGATGTAATGGGTGTTTGCTTCCAAGTATTCGCGCACCGCGTCAATCTTGTCGTCTTCGCCGTCGCAGTCTGACAAGTCCACGGAATAATTAGACGCCACGTCTTCCCAATGGTTCTCGTCATATTCGCAGCAGATTGCCACGACGTCCAGTTCCATCTCAGTACCGGTGTCGGCTTCGAGTTCTTCAAAGTGATTGAAAAGCATTTCTAAGCCTTCGGCCGTGTAGCTATCGGCGCGGCCGTAGCGTCGGAAGGCTTCGCGGAAGTCGGAAAAATCAATGGTTGTTTTCATGGTTACAGTCTTTCAGGGTTACGGGTTACAGAGAGAAAAAGAACACGCTCAAACAATAGAGCGCTGCAAAGGTTGCCAAGGTGTAGCACGTCACGGCAAACCCGCTGGGGGCTTGTTCGCGGTGGCGGTCGACGTTCATTTGTTCGATGATGTCTTGCGAGTTCATGCAGTGAGTCTCCAGGGGTTACGGGTTACAGACAAGCCAAGTATACCACCCACTGGGTTTGGTTTGTCAATAGTCCACGAAAAAAAGATTCTAGGGACAAACCCTTACCCACTGGGTGCTCAGTGACAAGGTGGCGACAAATTGCACTTTTATCAAGGGGGGTTGATTTTGGGATTCTGTGATTTCTTGTGCTTTTTAAAACATCGTAGATTTTTGCCTTGCCTGCGCGAAAGGCGCATTTGTCGCCAAAGCCCCAAAAGCACCCACTGGGTGCTGGTTTTCCTTACCCACTGGGTGCAAATGGCCCCACTGGGTTAGCCCACTGGGTGAACCCACAAACCCACTGGATCGATGGATCAAATGGCCCGAGCACACTAACCCACTGGGTGCAGCTTGATTCTCTAACCCACTGGGTGCAGCTTGATCCGCTCACCCACTGGGTTTCGGTGCCTGGGGTGCATGGGGGGAGGGGGTGCATTTGGTTTTCGGGGGGAGGGGGAGGGCCGA